TGTTATGATTATATCAGCTGATAAAGACTTTATTCAGTTACACAAATTCAATAATGTTCGTCAATATAGTCCTATGCAAAAGAAATTTGTACAACACGAAAACCCACGGTTGTATGCACTAGAACATGTACTTAAAGGTGACAGTGGTGATGGTGTACCTAATGTACTTAGTCAAGATGATTGCTTTGTTGAAGGTATCCGCCAGACTCCAGTTACTCAAAAGAAGATTGATGCTATTCTTGCCGACTTAGATGAAGGTGAGCTACTCTATGCTGCTTCTTGGTACCGTAACTATCAACGTAATGATACTCTTATTAATCTTGCAAATACACCACAAGAACTTAAGACTGAAATTATAAATAAGTTTGAGATACCAGCTCAACGTGGGCCAGGTAAAGTACTAAACTATTTCGTAGCAAATAGGTGTAAAATGTTAATTGAATGTATTGAGGATTTTAATAATGGCTAATACTATTGTTCCAACTAAAATGACTATCCATCAGGTCTTAGAATTGATGGCAAAAGCTCCAACTAAAGTTGATAAGGCAAAGGTACTTAAAGCTCATGAAAGTGTGGCTCTTAAGAGTATTTTGCGTGGTGCTTTTGATGACTCGCTTGAATTTAATCTTCCAAAGGGTAAACCACCATATGAAGCAGCTAGGGAAAAAGACTCTCGTCCTGCTACTACACATCAATCTGTGAAACGGCTTACTTACTTTATTAAGGGTGGTCAAGGAGATCAAATTATGGCTCCTAAACGAGAACGTATGTTTATCTCTATACTAGAGACTATTATGGAAGAAGATGCTGAATTGTTTATTGCAATGAAAGACAAAAAGATGGCTGGTCTATACAAAGGTTTATCAAAAAAATTAGTTCAAGATACATGGCCGAGTTTAATTAAAGAATAAATAGAATTATGAATGACACAAGTAATTACATCATCTAGTGCTTATGGCGGTTCTCGTCATAAGCTTTTTTTAACTTTAGCATAGGAGCAAAACTATTTCTTCACCAACATCTCACCGTAGGAGAAAAGACTTGCAAGGATCACAGATCGAAAGACTTAAACGAGATTCTAAAGAACTGAAACACTACATTAAGAAACAGGAGAAAAAAGGGGATAGTAACCTAGTCTACAAACTTAGAGCTAAATACGAATATCTAAACTCTAAGATATCAGAAGTTGAATTGGATATTGCAGTTTAATCCTTTACATTTAGTAAAAACTGTGTTATAATATACTTACATTATGAGGAATTGATTATGAATATTTTTATACTTGATAAAGACCCAGTATTGGCCGCGCAACTACAGTGCGACAAACACGTGGTTAAGATGATCGTGGAATCAGCACAAATGCTGAGTACTGCACATAGAATGCTTGATGGCAAAATAGTAATGAGACCTTCAAAGTCAGGTAAACGTATGATTAAGTATTACGACTTGTATGAGGGTGCTGACGATCTAGAAGCCGAAATGTTATACTATTCTGCTGTACACCACGGTCATCCATGTACTAAATGGACAATGGAATCATCTGATAATTACAAATGGCACCATCAACATTTTGTTGCTCTATGCGACGAATATACATATCGTTATGGAAAAATACATAAAACAGACAGGCTCTTACGTGGTCCACTATGGGCACTTCCTAGAAATATCAAAAAAGGTTCTATTACGCCATTTGCATTGGCTATGAAAAACTTTCCTGATTGCATATATCCAAATGATCCTGTTAAATCATATAAATTATATTATCATACTAAGAAAGAAAAGTTTCAAATGATATGGACAAAACGAGAAATACCGGAGTGGTTTGATGCAGCATGAACGCTACTATGATTATATGCTACGAAGGATGAGAGAGGAAGACGAAAAGTGTAGGGCTAAGTTACCTATGTCTCCTTGGGAAGCTACTCGTAAAATTAAAGAACTTGAAAAACGAATTGAGGAATTAGAAAATGCCAACGTACACGTTTCGAAACAAGAAGACCGGTGAAGAATTCGATCACTTTGTCAAAATGGATGACAAAGAGCAATACATGAAAGATAACAACCTTGAGTCTGTAATTACTGGTCTTAATATGTTACATAGCGCTGGTTCTACAATTCCAGTAGATGATGGGTTTAGAGAAGTCCAAGATAAGATTGCACAAACGCATAAAGCACATAATATGAATAGACATTAAAATGGCTGCAAAGACATTAAAACTACGCTTAGAAGATATGATGGAAGTAGATCCACTTACTCCTAATCAACGAAAAGCTTATGAGGCATACGAAGATGGTAACTCACTCGTACTCGCTGGATCCGCAGGAACTGGCAAAACATTTATGGCGTTATCCCTGGCTCTTGAGGATGCACTTGACAAAGAAATGCAATATGACAAAGTAGTCATTATTCGTTCTATTGTGCCCACAAGAGATATTGGTTTTTTACCAGGTGATGAAGAAGAAAAGAAGGATGCATATACTGGTCCTTATAGGTCTATATGCGCTGAATTATTTAATGATGCCGATGCATGGATGAAACTTAAAAATGCTGGCACAATCAATTTCATGTCCACGTCCTTTATACGTGGCTTGACTATCTCTAATGCTATTGTAGTATTAGATGAAATGCAAAACCTTACATTTCATGAACTTGACTCTATTATTACTCGTGTAGGTGATAATTGCAGGTTCATTATGTGTGGTGATTACTACCAATCAGATTTTCAGAAAGAAGGAGACAAAGCTGGAATACTTAAATTTCTTTCTATCATAGAACAGCTTCGCGCATTTGAAACTGTGGAGTTTGGATGGGAAGACATTGTACGATCTGATTTCGTACGAGACTATATAATGACCAAGGAAATGTTGCAAATTAAATAAAGGATAAGAAAATGGCTAAGTATCATAGGTGGAACCCAGATAATAAAAAAGCCGGACGTAAAAAGGTTAGATCAAAACTTGGATTGACTAGCCGATTACATAATATTATTAATAAAGATGAAAAACAAAATGAAAAAATTCGAACACTTAAATATAGACTTGGGCTATGAGGATCTTTCTGCTGACACTACTGATAGCGGAAGAGTTTATACTACCCCCGACGGTAAGTATCCTTCAATTACTACCGTTTTAAGTATACTATCTGAAGATGGTATTAGAGCATGGCGAGCCCGAGTAGGTGAAGAAGAAGCTAATAAGATTAGCCGAGTAGCAGCTACTCGTGGCACTAATGTTCATGCCATTATTGAGAAATACTTAAACAATGAAGAGGATTATGCCGATGGATATTTACCGAACATCATTGGAAACTTTAAAGATGTCCAACCTATACTTGATAGTAAAATCGGTAGGATCTGTGCTCAAGAAGTACCTTTATATTCTAATCACTTACGGGTCGCTGGTAGAGTGGATTGTGTGGGCGAGTATGATGGTACTCTTTCTATTATAGATTTTAAGACATCCCGTAAATTAAAGAAAAAGGAGTGGATTGATGGATACTTCATACAAGCTGCAGCTTATGCAATTATGTATGAAGAACGAACTGGTACACCGATAACGCAATTGGTAATTCTAATTGCAGTCGATAACGAATCACCACAGGTCTTTATTGAACACAGAGACAATTGGACCAAGAAACTTTTGGAGACTATTAAAGAGTATGAAACGCGAAAGCTCTTTGGCCGATAGAGCAAAACGGTCCCTCGATATTTGCTGTCAAACACTTTGTGATAAGGAATTAGTTGAGGAATATATTAAGCAACTTGAAGTTGAGGTTGCTCACTTAAGACAAGATAACGAAAACTTAGAGGCTAAAAATAAAATTATTAGGGATTATTAGCAATGGATCAACTCAGCAAGAAGGTAAAAAAAATGGAATTAGGTAACCCGATTATAACAACTATTGTGGGACTCGTAGTGTTCTATATAGGACTAAAAATGTTTTCTGGTGGAATGAAGTCAATGGGCAATATGGATCATTTGGCTTGGTTTACTGGTAACTATATCTACATGTTTCTAGGTGGTATTGTTATGACACTATTGTGGCAATCGTCTAGTCTATCAACGACTGCTATTATTGCTCTTGTAGCATCAGGAGCTGTACCACTTCCAGCGGCCATTGCTGCAGTACTTGGAGCAAACATTGGAACGACCGGCACCATTTGGATAGCCGGTCTTTTAGTATCTGATGGTATGCCTAAAGGTGATACATTAAGAATTGCAATTGCTCATAGTGGAGTAAACCTCTTTATGGCTGCAACTCTCTTACCTTTTGTA